ATTGATAATATTTTTTATATCAGGATTACGAGGGTCTGCTAATATACTCCTATTACCTAATGCACGATTACCACTTTCTGATTTACCTTGAAACCAACCTACAATCTTGCCATCTGCTATTGCTTGTGCTATCTCTTTATATGATGTTAATTTTTCATCACCTTTATATTCATATTCTTTACCAGCAAACGTTTTTGTTTTATGAATATTTTTATTTAATACATAGTCAGCATGTTGATATGTTCCTAAAGCTTGACCCTCATCACCTACAGCAGGTGGTATAAAAACATTTTTATAATGTTTTGTAAATTCTTCATTCATATATCCATTGTAAGCTACGCCACCGGCAACACATAAATTATCACAACTTTTTAAAGGATAAACAAATTCTTTTATCTTATCTATTGTAAATTTTTGTAGAGTAAACGCCAAATCATCTATACTATCTAATTTAATATGTTTAAAATGTTTTTGTTTTTTTTCTGTTATAGGTCCATCTAAAATAGTTTCAAATATGTCATAATAGTATTGATTATATTTTCCATAACCAACTTTACCCATAAGTTTACTTGCGCCAAGTGTTCCAAATCCTGTTAAATTTGACATATGATTCCATAACCATCCAATTGGTAACTTATCTGATAAATCTATTAAGTTTTGATTTTTGTCAAAGAATACACATCTATATTTTGATCCTATACCATCTATTGCTAATATATCAGATTGTTCAAAACCTGAATTAAGAAAGGCATATGTAGCATGTGATTGATGATGGTCTATAAAGTATATATCATCTTTGAGATAATAGTCCCACAATTTTTTAGGCTCATAATTAAATATATCTTTTGGTAATAACTCTTTACAATTTCTAATACCACCATATGTGTAAGTAAATGCTAAAATACCATTTGTTCCGTCTCGTTCAAGTTTATCCCAATAATCTAGCATAAATTCATTATTTAAACGATAGTCAGTAGGATTTAATATATCTGATTGATGAGCATACGCTTCTACTTTGTATGGTAGATTGTGTTTAAATCTAGTTTCTCTTTCTCTTTGATCATGCCATACACCATCATATGCATTATGATCATGTAAATTTAAAGCTAATGAATATATTTTTTTCACTCTTTTTTTCTCATTATATTTTTTCAATTCAGGATACACATCAAATAAATTCATGTTCCATTTAGTATCTTTATAATATTTATCCAATGATAATAAGTAGTCAATTGTGTCTAAATAAGATAATCCGTTATTGTCTTCTCTTAATACATTTTGTATATCAGGAAAGTTATTATACTTTGGTATAAGTTTTTCTTTTATTTCATCAGGTAAAACATTAGCACATAACTTTGCTGGCCCTCTTATATTAGACCAGTTAATTTGTTTAAATAATTCTTTGTTGTTATCAAACCATTCTATAAGTTCGTAAAATCTCAAAACACTTAAAAAAGATATAGTCCCATTTACATTTATTTCTACATTAGGAAATTGTCGTATTGTTTTAATGTTATTAACTATATCTTCCCAATTTGATCTACGTCTAATATATTCATCAGCTTTTCCTATGCCATCAAGTGATACAGTAACTTCAAACGTTTTAAAATATTTAATATAATCTGTAATTTTATATTTACCATGTCCTAAAACCGACATATTAGTTTGAAATTTTACTGTCATATGTTTAGTTAAACCTGTTTTTATTATTGCGTCAAGTAATTGATAATATTGTTTCATAACTAATGGTTCGCCACCAATTAATTTAAGATTATAAATGTAGGGGGAAATATCTACTATTTGATCAATTATATCTTTAAGAGGTGCGCCTTTAATCTGATTAACTTTAGTCTTGTTGCCATTTTCAATACCGTATTTGTTGAATGTTGTTTGATCTTTTAGTTCATCAGAGTTCATTGTTTTAATTCTTGTAGATGAATCATAAGTATGACACATAAAACAATCTAGATTACATTGATTACCAAATGCTTTAATCTGTACTTCAAAAATTTTATGTTCTAAATGACCTCTACCTGTATGTTTAAATGCCTCAACTGCCTTTGCCATTTCAGGCCATAATCCATCATTGTTACTTTGTATTTTTAAAGAAGCCTGTCTCCTTGATCTGCCATATAATTTTTCTTGTTTAATACATGATACACACGATTTTTTTGTTAATTTTAAATCTGAACCGGGTGTTATCATTTCATTTCGTAGTTGATTTAGTTTAAGATCATTTTCAAACCAATCTCTTATTGATGTATTTCTTATATTAGAACCAAATTGATTTACGTCAGCCCAAGAACATGGTGCAAAATCACCATTAACGTCTGTATATAACTGTTGAAAAGGAGCACTACAAAAATAAATGTCTTCTTCTTTAATTTGTTTTTCAAACGGACCTAAATGTATTCTTTGATCCTCAAACCATTTAGATGTATCTACTTTACCATCTCCTAAAAACTTATCGCCAGGACCACCTTTAGTTAAATGTTCAGGAAGTTTATCATTAGGATTATCTTTAATCATTATACGAAAGTCTTAATTGTTCAAATTTATCTGTCAAGTTTATATTAAATGATTTATGATCTTGTATATGTTCGTATAATTGTTTAAATCCATTGTAAGCTCTTTCAACTTGATTTACTCCTGGTTGTTCATATTCTGCACACATGGGTAAGTGTATTGTAGTATAAAATCCTAAATTTGACCAATGCACAGCACTAAATTCTTTTGCATTAACAACACAACCTCCTAAATTACAACCTCCTATAATTATTTGAGTTTTACTAGGTTTAACTGTCCAACCTGTAACTTCAAATATTAAATCTGAAATTTTTTTAATAGAATATTTTCCGTCATCATTTGAATGAGGTTCATCAATTTGTAAAACATTAAAATCATAATGTTGTTTGGCCATTTTTAATATTTCTGTTAATTTTGTATCGTAGTTTCTTTCCATATTTGAAACTATAATTGTTTTTTTTCTATCAATATTATTACAAAGCACAAATCTTTGTAGTTCAGCGTATCTTCTATTATTTACATACTCATCACCTAATATAGGGTGTCCTAGAAAGTCAATTAGAAGTAAAACAGTATATGATTTATTCAAATCCATTTTATTTACCTTGAGTCCTATCTAAACTTAAATTTTTATTTGTAGGTCTCAAAGGATCACCTGGACCCATCCACCTTGATGAATTAATTACTACAAATTTTACTCCTATTTTATCTGCCATATCTCTACATGCTTCAATATCATTTTCATTAAAGCTAAATACAATAAATTGCCATATAGGTGTATTCTTTAAATACTTAATACTATCTTTCATTATATTATATAATTTTTCACCGTCTTGATTAGTTCTATACTTATGACTATCTTTAGGAAAACCATCTATACCAAACCACCATTGAGCTCTTGGATTTGCTTCAAAGGCTTTAGGATACCACTTTAAAGGTTTAGCTGCTGAAGCATGATGAATACTGGTTGTATGATTTTTTCTTGCATATATCATTTCTAGTAATTGTATAAATTTTGGGTGATGAACAGGATCAGATACTTGACCACAAAAATTTATATGATTAAAAAAGTTAAGCACTTTTTCAAAATCTTCAATAGAAATGTCTTCGCCAGGAACTTTTAACCCCTTACTTGTAAATGAAGTGTATCTTTGACATCTTTTACATTCTAATGGACATCTATGTGTGATATCGATATTGATACCTCTTCTATTAAATAGAGTATCCATTTTATGTATCTCTTACTCTTTTATCAAAGCCAGGTTCATATATTGTTTGTCTTTGAAACTTTGCCTCTTTTTTACATATTTTGTGGCATTGTGGAAACCCTTTTCCTTTTGCTAGATTTTTATTAAACTCAATCCACTCTGGTTGTAATAATATATCCTCTACACTATCATGGTCTTTAATATTACTAACTGATAATAGTTTTTGATATGTAGGATCAGTTCTATTGTTTTGATTATCTAACCAACAACATGGTATTAATTCGCCTCTATTAGTAAAACCATAATTGTGTTGTCTTCGATCAAAACATTTTGGGTCTAATTCGTTTTTTTTATTATCGTCTTTTTTACTCATTATCGTCCTCAAATGAAAAGATATCACTAAATAGAGGACGAGTATCTTTTTTTAAACTGTCTTCACTCATATTTTGCCATTTATATAATTCTGATCTACCTATTGTTTGTATTAGATACGGAAAATATTTAATAAACTTAAAATAATTTTCTTTTGTTTCCCATTTCGACAACTTCTTTGGAAAACAAATATTATATGAAGTATCCCAGCCGTTGTCTAAAACGGATCCTGTAATTGCTTTAGCAATCATCCCAACTTCTATACTCCAACTTTCTCTCCCATGTGGTATAAACCATTCTTCACCCATTTCCCACCTAGTGCCTGTTTTTTCACATTGTTCTCTAGCAAATTGATTACCTGGAGCAACTCTTGGTGTAAATATTAATGTCCAGGGTGCTGATGCTATATGAAACAGATTAGGATTTGCGTTATACTTTTTTCCTACATCTCCATCAAATTCTATTTTATTTCCTTCACACATTTTATATAGAGTAGCACTTCTTTCTTTATTTGGACCTAATACATGTGCTATATATGGAAAAGCATTTTGTTTTGATGTTGCTAATGGGTAACCTATTCTTAATATTTTTTCAATTTCAAATCTATCAGGTATGTCTTCTATATTTGTTTTATAATTAACAACATGAGCTCTTTTTTCTAGTGCTTTTGTTATATTACTCATTTAATAACCTCGCATACTTTCTCATTGGAAAATGACCCTTAGGTTGCACCCATTCAGTACAGGTTTTGCAATAGTTCTCATATTTGAACAATCTAAAGTTCATCATCTTATCTACGTTCTCCTGCGTTAGGTCAAAGGTTTTAGAAAGTTCACTATTATTGGCAAACTTCTTACTACAATGTACAATATGTTTCTTTTCAAAGTCTATAACAGGTACCATAGGGAAAGCTGCACACATTTTACGATCTATTTCAGCAGCTTGTAATACGTCTGTAAATTCTTTTGATCTACCATTAAATGCTTTCCACATGGTATTTTTGTGATCTAATTGTTTTACTATTTCAGGATACTTATGATTATAAGAGTAATAGTTTGGTGTTTTAACAACTACATTATAGTTGTTCATGTCATTTTCAGGCACAAAATCAAAGTTACCAAGTTTAGTTACCTCATGTTCGTACCAATCCAATATATTATGTTCAACATATAATATATCTTTGTCTTCTAATATATAAGGATATCTCTTTCTAACAAATGAATTAGATAATACTGAACAAAAAAAATTAGGATTTTTCTTAATCTCATTAATTACTTCATCTAAATTTTTGATTAAACCAGGCTCACCACCTAATAGATTAACTCTTACTTTATAGTCTTTTAGAAATCCTAAAGTTTTTCTTAAAAAGTCCATATCTACGGTCAAGTTACGCATTTCTAAAGTGTAACTAGTACAATAATGGCAATTCTTATTACACGACATAGATAAAAAGAAATCTATGGCCAAATATTCATTTTGTATTTCTTGTAAGTTTTTCATAAAATTTATTAAACGCAATCTTTAATTTTTTAGTATTTTTAAATGTTACTTCTTCAACATAACCTGGTGTTTGAAAACATTTCTCTATTATATAATCATAAATAGGTTCATTAATTTCACCTATTAGACTTTTATCAATATAATCATCACCTATTAGTTTCTTCATGTTGTTTAAAAATTTAGTTTCTTCTTGATCTAATACAATTAAAATTATATTGACAACTTTATTTATTTCAACATCTGTCATATAAGGATTAATTGGTAATGTCAATATTGTATCACATACTGTTTTAGAATTAAACATACTATCTTTTCTATGATAGATATTTTTATACATAATATTCTCAGATAAAGGCTTACTGTAGTGAACCTTTGCTTTTAGTTTTTCTTTTAGTTCATCTCTAATTTCTCTGTTTGGTAATCTGATAACATATTTGTGATAGTTATGATTAAGACCGTTTGTTGTTTGTTGAATAATTACACAATCTTTTAATTGTTCATCATATTTTTTAGCAACTTCTTGTCTTTTTGTTTGGTAGCTATCTATTTTATTCAATCTATAATTTATAAAAGTAGCATTCATTAATAGCATTTTAGAGTTGTAACCTAACATCTCGTTGTCACCATGTTTTCTTAATTTTTTAATTGTATTAGCATATTCTTTATTGTCTGTTAATATAGCACCGCCACCTGAAATACCAGCAATTACTTTGTTTGCATTAAAACTTAATGTACTAATATCACCTATTGTACCTGCCTTAACATCATTTAAACTAGCACCTAATGATTGAGCAGCGTCTTCTATAAATGCTATATTTTTTTCTTTACAAAATTCTATTATATGTTTTGTTTCTGACATATTACCAAATAAATGAGGGTATACAATTGCTCTTGTCTTATCTGAATACATATTCTTTATACTATCAAGTGATAAATGATAAGATGAAATATCTATGTCACAAAATACAGGAGTAGCACCTACCATTGATATACATGAAGCTGTAGATATCCAAGAAAAGTTGGTCGTAATAACTTCATCACCTGGTTTGATACCTAAACTTATTAATGAAAAGTGTAAAGCGTCTGTTCCATTATTACATGCAATAGCATAATTTCTTCCAGTCAATTTAGTAAGACTTTTTTCTAGAAACTCGACATTAGTTTCCTGTTCTTTTTGCATAGTAACATCAAAAAGTTTTTGATATTCTTCTTTGTTTAGTATGTAATCTTTATGCCAACTATCCATTACTTATTTCTTTGATGTTTTGGTATATAATATTCTTTTAATTCTGGAAACACATCAAATAAATGTAATTCCCATTTAGTGCCTTCATAATATTTGTCAGCGTCAAGTAAATAATCAAATACTTCTTGAATATCTAATCCTTCTTCAGCAGGCATACGAAGTGCCTCTTGTATATCAGGCCATCCTTTGTATTTTGGTATTAAATCATCTTTTATTTTTTGAGGTAAGTTATTGGCTCTTAATAACGGAGGCGATTCTAACATAGCCCAATTTACTTGGTCAATCATATCTTTACCCTCAGTCATACACCAATCTATAACCTCATAAAATCTCATAACGCTAAGAAAAGAAACTAAGCCATTAAAGTCGGCATCTACATTATCATATTTGGCACACAAGGCAAGATTATCTTTAATTTTGTCCCAATTACATCTTCTTCTCATGTACTCAATGGTTTTACCTACACCATCAACAGAAGCAACCATAGAAACTCTTTTAAATTTAGGTATGTAATCAAATATATTATGTTTACCACCTTTTGTTTCTGTTAAGTTTGTTTGATATTTAAGATAGATATGTTTGGCGTGACCTGATGCTATTAACTTGTCTAATAACTCATAATGTTTTTTCATAATTAATGGTTCGCCACCAATAATCTTTATACTTCTTATGTATGGTGCCAACTCTAAAGTTTGATCTACCATAGACTTTTTGTTTTGAATTTTTACTTGAGCTTTTAGTTTAGGTATTACATAATCACCATGTTCATCTAGTTTTACATCTGGTTCTTTAATTATATTAGTTTTATCTCTAGTCACCCATTTAAAATGATCTAGTGTTTCTTTATTTAACTCTCCAAAAATAGCGTCATTCCATACACCATCATTAGCAACCTTTTGACGAATAGTAGAATTTTGGTGAGTACACATATAACAGTCTAAATTACACTCTGATCCATAAACTTTTAATTGAACTTCTATAATTCTTTCGTCAAAATCAAATAGACCACTTGCTTTAAATAATTGTGCTGATCTATCTACTTTACCCCAAAAATCAAAATCGTTAGTATGAATTTTCATACAAGCAGTTCTTCTAGACTTACCATATCTTTTTTCATCTGAAACACATCTTACGCAATATTTGTTTACGTTTTTAAATTCTTTTTCTTTGGGGTCAAGCATTTCTTTACGAATACCATTAAGAGCTTCACTATTAATCATCCATTCTTTCATTGATGTATTAAGTATATTATGTTTACCGTCAGGTTTACCAAAACAACATGGTTGATAATTGCCATCTATTTCCATATATAATTGAGTAAAAGGAATATCGCAAAAGAAAATCTCTTTGTCTTTTGCTTGTTGAGCTATTGATCCTTTTTTAAGCAAATCTGGAATATAACTAAGTTTTTTACGACCTAAAGAATCATATTTTTTTTGAGGTTCTTGAAACCATGAATCAGTATTAACATTACCGCCAGTAGATTTATCTCCAGGACCGCCTTTAGTCATATGTTTAGGTAGTTCTTTATCCTGCTTTTTATCCTCATCTAAAAAATCATAACGACTTTCTATATCTGTATCAGGCCAGTTGGGAAATTTTTCACTCATTATTTTACTTTCTTTAAAATTTGGTATTCTTCTAATAACATATTTATCTTATCACAAACAGCTATATGTCCTAGTCCATTAGGGTGATTATCAAAATAAGATACTCTATTTAGTGATTGCTTATTTGACCATAAATCAAGTTTATCTTTTAATCTAAATCCGCCTAATTTTTTTACAGGAGGCCATCCCATAAATTTAGAAATATTTAATTTGTCTTCATATTTCATTATTGTTCTTAATATAATTTTTTCATCTTGTTTTTCATTTCCTGGATATTTATCTTTAAAATTAGGATCTGCTCCTGACTCAATATCACTTTGACTTGGCATTAAACCTTCTAAATAATGTTCAAAAAGTTCTATCATTTGAAACTGAACATAAGTTAAATTATATCTTTCACATAGTATTTGAAAATCTAAATAATGCCCTAGAGACTTTTCAACCCAATAGGGTAGATTGCCATGTGTATTAATTCTTACTGCTCTCCAACCTTTTCTTCTATCATGTTTTAAATTAAGAACATTTAAGTCCTTGTAATCTTGTCTTGGCGCTTGTGACCAAGCAGCAATAACTAAACCAATTTGACTTTTATCTTTTATTTTAATTATTTCATTTCGTAAAGTTGTGTAGATAAATTCATTACCTTGAGCAGACAAAGCCACATTAATAGCTTTCATGCCTAGTTTTTCTGCTAATAATTCAGGCCATTTTTTATAACTAAAGTCCATATCAGGATGAGATATAGAATCAAAGTCATCAGTTGTATTACTATCTCCACTAACTATCAGATACTTCATTAAATGCCCAATCTTTTTCATAACACCAAAAACATTGCCAACACCATTCAGTGAAATTGTTTGTTTGATTTTTACCACCTACGCATGATCTCGTTATAGGATATAAATCTTTCATTAAATTTTCTTCTTTAAATACACCTGCAACAAATCTTTTATTTACATTTAAAAAAGGTTGATACACATTGTAACGCAATTCAGGTTTATCAAACACATCACGCCTTGGTTCACCTTGTACTCTTTCAATTTCAAAAGAACCCCATTGTTTAGGCCAATGATAGTTTCTCATTTTATCTGCAAAACCCATTCTAATTTTTACTGGTGGATTAGCTGTCATACCATCAAGTCTTAAAGGTTTACCTATCTTTTTCATAAAAGCATTATTCTGATCATCTATTGAATTGACTTTTGACATTTGAACTAAATTAAGACTTTTATATTCATCTCTACTCTTTATCATTTTTTCCGCTCTATGATAAGTTGTTGGATCTAAATCATTATATGAACCTACCTCTATATCATTAATCTTTGAATGAGGAAAACGGTTCTTAATAAATTTTGATATTTCAATGGCTGCGTCAGCGTCTTTAGGAGCATTTACATCTCTTAATGTTAATGGATATATTTCTATATCAGGAAAATATTTAGCTGTTAGAAAAAAGGCTGATGCTGAATCACAACCACCTGATAATGAAACTACAACTTGTTTAGGTATGCCATTATCATCATAATCAACGTCTGTTAATGCTCTTTGTTTATAAGGTGATATACTAATTAAAGATTGTATTTTAGTATAAAAATCAACTGTTTGGTTTCCGTATTTTAAAATCATAATTCTTTTATAAATTCAATATGTATATTTATATGACTATTTATAAACGTTATAAATAATAATATGAATGATAATGATAAAGCTCTATTGAGATTGAGTACAATGTGTGATTGGATTGAATTTCCAGGTTTTAAAAAAGACAAATTATTAGAAGAATTAAGACCTTTTGAAAAAGACTGGAAAAGATATAATTACAATACAAAAAAACCAAATAATCGTTGGGGATTAAGTGTAACAAGTATTGACGGAGGACTTCACGGTATTCCTGATTTATCAAGTTTAAGAGAATGGGAAGTACATACAGGTGAAGTAGTACACAACCACGATATAAATGTTCCTACAGACGTATGGAAACAATGTCCTACTTTACAATCAATATTAGAACCATGGAAACCTTGGTTAGGCCGTTGTCACTTTTTACGGATGGACAGAGGCAGTTATTTTCCTGAACATTTTGATATTAATAAAGAAGACTATAGTTATGATGAAGTTAGATTTGTTGGATTTGTTAGATGTAATGAAAAAGATTTTAAATGGATTTATGATGATAAAGTTATCAAAGGCAATCAAGGTTCATTATGGTATTTCAACGGCAATAAAAAACATAGTGTTTTTTCAATGATTGACGGTGTAATTATATTAGTAATGTGTTTAAAATTTGATAAACATTTATTTCAGAAAATTTTGGATTATGGTAAAGTAAAATAATGTTATCTATATTATGGTGTTTGTTGGGTATTTTAGCAGGTGTAATTTTTGGTACTATACCAGGTGCAGCTGCCTTTCTTGCAATCGCAACATTTTACCCTTTACTCTATACATTAGATCCATTTAATATATTGTTATTTTATATTGCTCTTCTTATTACTTGTAATTATACTAACTCGGTTACAGCAATCCTATATGGTATACCGGGTGACGCAACAGCAGTGGCAACTGCAAGGCATGGTCATAACTTATTATTAAAAGGTAAAGGTCATCTTGCTGTAAGTAGTAATGCAATCTCTAGTACAATTGGTTCTATATTTGCCATAGGTTTATTCTTAATATTTTTTTCTAGTATTTACAGCATATTTCAGTTTTATAATAGCACAATACAATTGGCAATTATATCTTTAGCAGTCATATTGTTAACTGTATTATCAAAACAAAAAACTTGGCATACTATAATTCTTTTTATAATAGGAGGAGTTTTAGCTAAGATAGGATTTAACAATGTGACTTATTCGACATGGGGAACATTCGGTATAGATTATTTAACATTAGGCATACCGTTTAGTGCTGTAATGATTGGCTTGTACATAGTACCTGAATTATTAAAATTTAGGGGTGTTGAATTTAGTTTTAGAAAAAGCATAAAGAAATTTGGTTATTCATCAAGCACATTACCTGCAACAGGTATAGGTAGTTTTGTTGGTTTTTGGTGTGGTTTAATACCTGGTGCAACCAATGTTTTAGGAAGTTATTTAAGTGCTAATTTAGTTAAAACAGATATTAAGAAGATAGCGGCCGCAGAATCAGCAAACAATAGTGGCGCTTTAAGTTCTTTATTACCATTAATAATATTAGGTATACCTATTGTTGGTAGTGAAGTGTTAATTTATTATTTGATTGTAAGTAAAGGATTTACTTTTGGTTTAGATACAATAGGATACTTCACCAATATACTTTACTATATTCCAATTATATTAATTGCTTGTTTGATATTATCATGGGGGTATTTTAACATATTAGGAGGTCTAACTAGTCTTTATGAAAAGCATAAGAATATATTTACGATAGGTATTGTTATATTCATATCTGTAATGAGTACATACATATATCCTGTCAAAGAATGGTTGTTGTTATCATTAATTGTATTAAGTATATTTGGTTTCTTTTTAAGAAAGTTTGATACATTTCCTATATTATATGGATATTTTTTAACAGATTTGTTTTGGGATAACTTAATGAGAGTTATAGTGATATACGGATGAAAACTTTAGTATTAGGATATCCTAGAGGTTGGAATAAATGGAAGTGTATTGTAAAAGCACTAGAGAATATTGGTCACGAAGTAGATACAGTTATTGAAAATTATGATGATATTGAAGGACCGTATGATAGAATTTATACGGTTGCAGAAAGTCTATTACCCATACAAGCAAAATTAGAAAAACAATGGGGTATAAAAAATGTATCAGAAACAGCAGCTGATATATTATCTAATAAGAAAAAATTTGATGACATGTGTATATCTCTAGGCCTAGAAAGCTTAATTCCTTTTAGTGTAATACCAACACAACCAAAAGATTTAGATATATTTAAAGATATTCCTTTTATAATAAAACCAGTTATAGGTTCAGGCAGTAAACCTGGCGGTATGAATTATATATCTTTTAAAAATAAGAATGAATTTTTATTATCTGTTGCAGAAACAGACTTACAGTTTTTTAAGAACAATAAAAGAGGTAAAGAAGATCCTGAATTTAATAATCGTATTAATTTTTATATGGCACAAGAACAACTTATGTCAATGCGTATGTGGAATCCATATTATTATGTTAATAATACAGGTGATATTAAAGAACTTGCATGGTTAAAAACTACAAATACATATAATCAAATTGATCAGTATAAATTTCAAACCAGAAATAATGAATTAATAAGTGTTAGTAAAGATGAAGTACCAATAGAAGTTAGAGAAAAGGCACATATATTTTTTGATAAAATAATTAATAATTTAAAATTAAGAAATATGATATTTTCTGGACCTGATTTCTATAAAGTAGAAGATAAAATAAAAATGATAGATTGCAATCCTAGATTAGGTCAGGGATTACAACAATTAGATGATGTGCATAATAATGAAATATTACCTAAGATATTAAAAGACGAACCTTTTTCTTTTGATAAGAAAATATTATGGAAAATGGCAAATTTAAAACCTGGTAAAATAAAGTCAGTTAAAGATACTTCTCATTTAAAAAAATATCTAGTAAAGACTAACAATGATAAATTAAAACCTAATGAAACTATAGCTAAGTATGTACATATAAACCAAGAACACAAAGCGCCTAAGGTGGGATTTCTAATAACTGGCACTAACGAGTCCGATATGCAAAAAACATATCAGATCGTTAATGACCAATTACAAGAGTGTATTAGTTACTATTAAGAATAATAGCAGCTTCAACTTTATTTACAAGTGAAGTTGCATTGTTATCATTTAACACATAAGTTTCTGTACCAGCAAAGGCAGTTTGCCATGCTTCAGAAGCTGATAAATCTGTTAAGACATTTCTTAACTCTTCAACAGTTCCGTTTTCAGCGTTTACAGTTACAATGACATCAACAAATGCAAAGTCTATATCACCTTTAGAACTAAAGGCAAAACAATTACCATCTGCTTCTACTTTAGCCTGTTTAGTTTGAATTGTAAAGATAGTATCAGCGTCTTTACCTAGATAACCTCTAGTAGTAGCACCACTACCATCATACGGTACAATTTCAAAATCAAAGTTATTTGATTTAGCTAAGTCAGTTAAAAATTTCTCAACAGCAGGTGATTTACCCCATGTTGCAATTTTAAGCATTTCACCATTCATATCTGATAGTGAATTATATGTACGACTACAAAGTATTGTTTCATATGCTGTAACACCGACAATAGTATTTTTATCCATAGTTACAGACGGAAGAGATGAATCTCCTGGCCATTCTGTAGACCATAAAGTAAGTACATTACTTTTGTCAAAGTGTGTACCTGCTACAACTGGATTGTTTGCCTGAATGTAATTAGTGTTATCTAATTTTTCAGAAATCATTGTAAGCATTTGATGAAATGCACCAGTGTCACTACCTGCGTTAACTACAGTTGTGTTACCAGCGTATGACGTATTTGCAAATACGAACATCAAAAATGCTATAATATATTTTTTCATTATATACTCCTATAATATTATAAGTTAATTAAATTTATTTATAACAGTAATATAACATCTTTTTTGGAGAATGTCAATGGCCAGGCTTTATAAATAATAGCATGGCGGCAATAGCAAATTTAAGTATAGATCAAGGAGCATCCTTCAGTTCGGCAGTAACAGTAAAAAATGCTGACGGAACAGGTTTTAATTTAACTGGTTATTCAGCAGCTGCAAAACTGGCATTAGGATATAATTCTACAAGAACTAGAACAGCTATGACAACTTCGATTGCAGGTGATCCTACAACAGGTGTTGTGACTTTATCACTTACACCTACTCAAACATCAGCTTTGGATGCCCCAGCACGTTATGTTTTTGATGTAGAAATTACTCAAACCTCATCAGGAGACGTAACAAGAGTAATAGAAGGAATTATTTCAATAAGACCACAAGTTACTATATAAATAGATGAACAACATATATGTTAAGGAGATAAAATATGAGTAGTGAATTGAACACGAAAACAACAGAAAATGCACCCCAGGTGCCAAGTATCTTTATCAACGGTAAAGAATATAAACAAGACAAATTATCAGCAGATTGTTTAAATGCTATTGCAGTAAGACAAGACTTACAGGCAAATAGAATGAGACATGTAGTAGAAGTAGAGAAAATTGACGTTCTTACTAAACACTATGATGCTAAAATTGAAAAAGAACTTGAAAAAGTTGACGGTCCTAAAACTGAGGAAGCCTCAAACGTAGCGACTGCTAATTCTGCTGACACAGCAAAATAATTTTCACAAAACACAACATACACCCCCTTTCACTATATAAATATTATAAATATAGTAGAAGAGAGGGTGTATGTCAAACTATACTGCAAGAATTAATCAAACAACTAATCTTACGGCAAGTGTAAATGCTACTACAGCACCTGGACCAAAACAGGTATCTGTAACAACCCCCTCGGCAACGACAAATTTAGGTAATTTAGAAGATGTAAACGCAACTTCTTTAGCTGATGGCGCATTATTACAATATGATAATAATACTAAAAAATGGACAAGTCGAAATGAAATAATAACCGACACAGGTGGAAATTTGATATTAAACGGAGGCACATTTTAGGAGAGAATAAATGGCAACAATAATAAAAATAAAACGAACTACCGGCGCTACCGCCCCTAGTGGTTTAAATCAAGGAGAGTTAGCCTATGTTTACGATACCTCAGCTGCTAGTGCAGGTGCAGGTGGTAATGGTTTACGTTTATTCATAGGTGATCCAACTTCAACATCAAATTCACCAATCGAAATTGCAGGTGAATATTTTACAAATCTTTTAGATCACTCACACGGTGTAGCAACGGCTTCTTCAAGTGTCTTGCTAGATTCAAATAAAAAAATTGACGAGTGGAGTGTAGATAATTTAAAATTAGACGGTAGAATTTTATCATCAACAGACACTAACGGTAATATAGAAATTACACCAAATGGTACTGGTAAATCAGTTATTAAAAACATATTTGTTGATAACGCTAGCACATCTTTACAAGAATACATTGAAGATATTTCTGGTGGTTCTGTAACTGCTGGTGAGGGTATTGATGTAACTTATGATGACGCTGCCGGTACAACTACAATTTCAGGCGAAGACGCTACAGATTCAAATAAAGGTATTGCTTCTTTTAGTGCAAATGATTTTTCTGTTTCATCTGGTGCTGTAACTGTAAAAGCTGGTGGTATATCAAATACACAACTTGCTGGTTCAATTGCAATTTCAAAACTTGCAACTAGTTCACTAACTATTGGTTCTGATACAATTTCATTAGGTGGTACACAAACAGATTTAAATGGTATTACTTCTCTTGATGTAGATAATATTACAATTGACGGTAACACCGTTTCAACAACAAACTCAAACGGTAACATAGCTCTTGCTCCGAACGGTACAGGTTCAGTTACAGTTCCTTCAGGTTATGAAGCACGTGCTGGGTTTAGTTCAGATTCACTTGTAAATAAAACTTATGTTGATAGTGTTGCAAATGGACTTGATGTCAAAGCATCTGTTCGTGTAGCTACTACAGCAAACTTATCTGTTAACTATAATAACGGCGCTGGTACTTTAACAGCAACATCAAATGGTGCAATCGCTATTGATGGTGTAACTCTTTCATTAAACGATAGAGTTCTTGTAAAAAATCAATCAGTAGCTGCTCAAAACGGTTTCTATAAAGTTACAACAACAGGTAGTGGTAGTGCTGTTTTTGTTTTAACTAGAACACCAGACGCTGACGCTGCTTCTGAATTAACTTCAGGTGCATTTACTTTTACCGAAGAAGGTACTGCTAATGCTGATAACGGTTATGTATTAAGCACAAATGGTGCAATTGTACTTGGTACAACATCAATAAATTTTGAACAATTTTCTGGTGCAGGTCAAATTTCAGCTGGTAACGGTTTAACTAAATCAGGTAATACAATTGACGCAGTAGGTACAGCAGATAAAATTTCTGTAAGTGCTGATGCAATTACTATTGCTAATACATATGTTGGACAAACTTCAATTACAACTTTAGGTACTATAGCAACTGGTACTTGGAATGGTTCAGTAATCGGAGAAGTTTATGGTGGTACTGGACAATCTTCTTACACTACTGGTGATATTTTACATGCAAGTGGATCAAACACTCTTGCTAAATTAGCATTAGGTGTAAATGGTAAAATTTTACAATCCAATGGTACTAATGTAACTTATGGAGATATTGACGGCGGAACTTACTAGTAGTCGTCACAAACAAAAATTATGGCGACTGTTATTAAATTAAAAAGAAGCGAGACTGCAAGTTCAGTTCCAAGCACATCTGATTTGCAAGTAGGCGAATTAGCTATTAATACGTCTGATAAAAAAATTTATGTGAAAGATAGTGGTAACAATATTGTTGAAGTTGCAAATCAATCAACGGGTGCTACTGTAGATGACGCAACAGCTTTAGCAATTGCGCTAGGATAAACCATGGCAAATACTTTTAAACTTAAAACAAAAACTGGTGGAAGTACAGCTGCTAATACAGCAATTACAGTATATACAACACCCTCATCTACAACAGCTATAGTTTTAGGTCTTACTCTCTCAAACATTACAACATCAAATATTGAGGTTACAGTTAATTTAGAAAATGGTGACGGAGACAATGTGACTATTGTAAAAAATGCTGAAGTTCCTGCAAAAGCTTCTTTAGAAATTATGTCAGGAAATAAGTATGTAATGGAGACTACAGATATTTTAAAAGTTCAATCTAACACTTTAAATAGTTTAGATACAACTTTAAGTATAATGGAGATAACGTAGGATGGCTACTTATCTTGGAAAATCACCTGCTCGTCTGGCAATCGTAACAGACGACACTATCACATCATCAAAAATTTTAGATAATACAATTACGTCAGCTGATATACTTAACGCAACAATCACAGGTGCTGATTTAGCCTCAGATATAACAATCACAACAACAAGTAATTTAACTTTTGGTGCAAACGGTCATATACTAGGTTCTCATGGAGATCAGATTAAAATAGGTAAAAATGCTTTATCTCTTAACAATCAAGGTTTAGGTAATATTGCTTTAGGTTTTGAAGCAATGAAAGCCAATGTTTCTGGTTGTTATAATACTGCCGTAGGTCACCAAGCGTTAACAGCCAATGTTTCAGACGCTGGTTCTTACAATACTGCTCATGGATATCAAGCACTTTATAATAATACTACAGGTGAAAAGAATACTGCTATTGGTTACCATAGTATGTATGCTAACACTACAGGTGAATACAATGCAGCCATTGGTACCGACTCTTTGAGAGCAAATACAACTGGTGAACAAAACGTTGCTCTTGGTCATAATTCACTTTATAATAATACTTTTGGTAATGGTCAAGTAGCTGCTGGTTACAAATCATTATTTAATAATACAACAGGTAATTATAACGTAGGTCTTGGTGCTTACAATTTAGAATTTAATACTGTTGGTTCTTGTAATGTTGGTATTGGTTATCAATCATTAAACAAAAATACAACAGCAAGTTACAACGTTGCAATAGGTTATCAAGCTTCAGCATGTAATACAACAGGTGAATTTAATGTTGCAGTTGGTTTTAGTGCTCTCTGTTTAAATACAATTGGTTGTCAAAACGTTGCTATTGGTTATGAAGCAATGACACTTAATACAACAGGCTCATTTAATACTGCTGTTGGTAGACAAGCTTTAAGAAACAATACAACAGGTCAGTATAATGTTGCTATAGGATATAGCACTTTAAGACCTAATACAACAGGTCAGTATAATGTTGCTATAGGTTTCCAATCTTTGACAAATAATATTACAGGTATGAGAAATACTGCTGTAGGTTATCAAGCATTAGCATCAAATAAAGCTAATGATAATGTTGCTGTAGGTATTAATACTTTATATTCTAACACAACAGGTTTTAGTAATGTAGCTGTAGGTTATAGTACCTTGTATGCTAACACAACTGGCTCTTATAATGTTGCCTTAGGACAACAGTCTTTAGGTGCAAATACCACAGGTCAATTTAATGTTGGTGTAGGTTATCATGCATTGAGATGTAATACTACTGGTAGTAGTAACGTAGCTCTTGGTTATTTTGCAATGCGATCAAATACTACAGGAGAATTAAATATTGCAATTGGTCGTGAAACTCTTTATACAAACACAGTTGGAGTAAGAAACGTAGCAATTGGACGTAGAACATTATATAGTAACACTACAGGTAGTTACAATGTTAGTCTTGGTCAAGAATCTATGTGTCATAACACAACGGGTGCTAATAATGTTGCTGTTGGTTATGAAGCTTTAAGAAGTAATACGATAGGTCAATATAATAATGCTTTGGGTTATAGAGCTTTGTATGCAAACACTACAGCTAATTACAACTCAGCAATTGGTTTTGAAACAATGATGTGTAATACTACAGGTCAACATAATATTGCATTAGGTTTCAGAGCTTTAAAATGTAATACTACAGCGTCATCTAATATTGCTATTGGATATGAAGCATTACTTAAAAACACTACTGGTACATGTAACGTAGCAGTAGGTCATTGTTCTATGACTTGTAACTTAACAGGTTCATATAACACAGGTCTAGGTAGACAAGCTTTAAGGTTAAATACAATTGGTTGTAATAACGTTGCTATAGGAAATTCAGCGTTACAAGTAAACACAACAGGTAACTTTAATACAGCAGTTGGTTCGTCTGCGTTAGCTCTAAACACAATTGGTCAAAGAAATACTGCCCAAGGTGTCTTTGCTTTATATAAAAATACTACAGGAACAGATAACGTAGCAGTCGGACTATGTGCTATGTGTAATAGCACTATAGGTAGTTTTAACACAGCAGTAGGTAGAAAAGCTATGCTTTCAAACACTACAGGTGGTTGCAATACAGCAATAGGTAATTCAGCTTTATTTGCAAACTCAACAGGTATATTTAATACAGCTGTGGGTAATTCGTCTTCACAAAATACTACAACAGGTAGATATAATACAACATTAGGTTCTCAATCACTCTATTCAAATACTACAGGTGGATGTAACGTTGTTATAGGAAAATGTGCAGCTCGTAATTATACGAAAGACAGTACAATTGCTATTGGGTTTGAAGCTATGTGTGCCAATGATGTAGGATTATATAACACTGCTATAGGTTATCAAGCCATGAAGAATACAAATTCTGCAGCTGGTTCTTATAACACTGCTCATGGATATCAAGCATTACTTAACAACACAACTGTAGAAAAAAATACTGCTATAGGTTACCAAAGTATGTACGCTAACACTACTGGAGAATATAACGCTGCTATAGGTACTGACTCTTTAAGAGCAAATACGACTGGTGAGCAAAACGTAGCATTAGGTCATAATTCACTTTATAATAATACTTTTGGTAATGGGCAAGTTGCTGCTGGTTACAAATCGTTGTTCAATAATACTACAGGTAATTATAACGTAGGTCTTGGTGCTTACAATTTAGAAGCTAACGTTTCTGGTAGTTGCAATGTTGCTATAGGTTATTGTGCATTAAATAAAAGTACAAGTGCTAATGTAAATGTTGCTGTAGGTTATTTATCTCTAGCATGCAACACAACAGGAACTCTTAACGTTGCAGTCGGACATAAAGCGTTATTTACTAATACAACAGGTGAAAAAAATGTCGCTATAGGTAGTAATGCAATGGATGGTAATACTACTGGAAGAATGAATAATGCAATCGGATCTGGTGCATTGCAACAAAATACTGGCGGTAGCTTTAACATTGCAATGGGTGAACAGCCTTTATATTTTAATAGTACAGGAAATGATAATGTTGCATTAGGACAAAACGCTTTATATAAAAATACAACAGGTGCTCGTAACATAGCAATTGGTAATCAATCTTTGTTTTGTAATACAACAGGTCATGATAATATAGGAATAGGTAAAAATGCTTTAAGACTTAACACAGAAGGAAGATATAATATTGGAGCAGGAAATCAAGCTTTGTGTGCTAATACAACAGGTAAATATAATGTAGCTATAGGATTTGAATCGGCACAAAAAAATACAACAGCAGAATATAACGTAGCATTTGGATTTAGAGCTGCACAAAATAATACAACTGGTTCAGTAAATGTCGCAATTGGTTCGGAGGCATTGAAAACCACTACAACAGGTGTTAGTAATGTTGCAATAGGTTTTGATACCATGAAATTATTTCTTGGTCCATCAAGTAACGTAGCATTAGGTAGAGCAGCCTTATGTCTAGGCACAGGTGGACAAAATAACGTTGCAATTGGATCTTATGCAATGTCAGGCACTGCTTTATGTAACTCACATGAAAATGTCGCAATAGGGTATAATACTGGTAAAGATATGTGTGGTGGTGATAGAAACGTTTTAGTTGGTAGCGCTGCTGGTTGTAAAGTTGGACATGGATGTTTTAATACTATGCTTGGTCACGCTGCTGGTTTAACATCAGCAAATGTATATGGTAGTGTAATTATAGGATACAATACAGGTAGATGTAATTGTGGTTCAAATGCAATTTTAATCGGAAGTTGTGCAGGTTGTGGTGTATCAGGATCCAATTCAGGCAGTTCAGTTTTTATAGGAGGATGTTCTGGTTGTTCTATAACATCTGGTGCTAATAACGTATATGTAGGAGCTAATTCTGGTAAATCAACAACAACAGGTAGTAATAATACTGTTTTTGGAAATAATGCTTTTTTAAATAATACAACAGGTTGTAGTAATATCGCAATCGGAGCTTTAGCTTTAGACGCAAACACAACAGGTGTAGATAATGTAGCAATAGGTACTTGTTCTCTTACTGCTAACACAACTGGAATTGATAATACTTCCGTAGGTCATAGGGCATCTTTTTCAAATTCTGGAGGTAGACGTAATACAACTTTAGGAAGAGATGCTGGTTTCACAATTACTACAGGTCAAAATAATGTTATTCTAGGTTATGACTCACAAGCCTCTTCAGCAACAACTAATAATGAAATAACATTAGGTAATAGTAGTATTGCTTGTTTTAGAATACCGGGATTAAACTTTGGTATTGGTAATGCTGGTGATGTAACTTTAGCAAACGATAAGAAAGTAATATTTGGTGACGCAGGAGAACATATCGCAGGTGACGGTTCACAGTTACAAATAACATCAAGTGCTGATATTAATATAATGCCAGGATCGGGTCACAGAATTGGTATAGGTACAAATAATGCTACTTGTCAAGTTCACATAGCTAATAGTGCAGCTAATAAACCATTTATAAGATTAGAAACTACAGATGGTGGAAATAAAAGATTAGATTTAAGCATTCAAAGTTCTAATGGTGTAATTGAGGCAAGACAGTCAGCTCAATGTTTAATTTTTGATGCTACGACAGCTGTAATATCAAAAGTAAATGGAACTGAGAGAATGAGAATTTTCTCTGGAGGTAATGTTTCTTTTGGAACTACACAAGACCAAGCAAAAGTTCAAATTACTACAGCTAGTAGTGGAGTAAGTGTTAATGCAAATGCTGATGAATTATTTGTAGAAGGCAGTGGAAATTCTGGAATTACTATTGGCTCTGGAACATCTGGTGCAGGTCAACTTGCTTTTGGAGATAGTGGAGATAATGATAAAGGAGCAATAGCTTATTTACATGATGTAGATGTAATGAGATTTTCTGTTAATGGCCCAGAAAAAATGCGTATCACAAGTGGTGGAGATTTACTAATAGGTAAAACAAGTAATGGTATTGGTACAGCAGGATTTGAAGTTACAAGTGGTGGTGATTTTTATGCTACTAAATCTGGTAGTACAATCGCACAGTTTAATAGATTAACAAATGATGGAGATGTTGTTAGAATTAAAAAAGATGGAACTACAAAACATGTATTTACAACAACTGCTTTAGGAATAAATCAATCTTCTCCAAGTGCAACATTAGATGTAGTAGGTAACGCAGAGATTAATGGAACTATTTATAATAATGGAAAATTAAATATTAGAAAAGATGGTGCTTCTGAAAGAGAACATTTAGTTCTTACTAATGAAACTAATGGAACTAATGCTTCTCCTACATTTACAGATTTACATTTTAATGGTTACTCAGGAAAAGACAGAGGTAGAATAAGTGTAGGTGATAGATCAAACAATAAAGTCGGCGGTATTATGAAAATTCAAACCGCAGGAAGTGAATCTACAGATGGTTCTGGTCTTCAAACTAGAATATTTTTAGATAATGATGGAGATATTTTCTTTTACGAAGATACTGGAACAACAGCTAAAGTTAAGTGGGATGCTATTAATGAAAGATTTGGTATTGGAACTACATCGCCTAGTTCTACTTTAACTGTAAGTGGTGGCTCAAACAGTACAGTTGCTACTTTTAATAATGATGTTTCAGCAACAACTACTATATCTGATATATTATTGCTTCAAAATAATACTACTGGTACAGCAGGAGTTGGAACTGGTTTAAGTATAGCTTTTAATGGAGAAAGAAATGATGGTAATGTTCAAAGATTTGGTAATATTGGATTTCAAGCATCACTCAACTCTGGTACATCTTTAAATACAGATTTTTTTATTAAACGTTATCTTGGTACTGAAGTATTTAGAATAAGTCATGGTGGTAGAATTACTAGAGATACAACTTCAACAGCAAGTGGTCATGGAAATTTTGTAGGAGAAGTTGGTGCTAGTTATAGAGCATTAGCTTTTGAGCATACTAATGGTGGTGGAATTGTTGGAAATGTTAAAACTGCTAGTTCTTCCGTTCAATACCTCTCAGCTTCAGACTACAGACTTAAAGAAAATATAGATTATAACTTTGACGCAACAACAAGATTAAAACAATTAAAACCTGCAAGATTTAATTTTAAATCAGATACGAATACAACAGTTGATGGTTTCTTAGCACATGAAGTATCAAGTGTAGTACCAGAAGCAATCTCTGGAGAAAAAGATGCAGTTAATGAAGATGGTACACCAGATTATCAAAGTATCGACCAATCTAAATTAGTACCTTTATTGGTCAAAACAATTCAAGAACTAGAAGCTAGAATTAAAGCGTTAGAGGATGTATAAATAGTATAAAAATATTAAGGAGAAAATAAAATGGCAACAACATACGAATGGTCTTTCCCAAATTTTGAGACAGACGCAGATGACAAAGTAAAAAATATCCACTGGAGATATTCAGCAGTTGATGGAGATAACGCAGCTGACATATATGGCTCTTGTGCTGGTGAAGACATGGATTTTGATTCTATGACTAAAGCAAATGCTACTGCGTGTGTATTAACAAGTTTGGATAAAACCGAAGCTGAGTTAAAGACACAACTTGACGCAGATATAACTGCTCAAAAAACACCTGCTCTTACGTCAAAAACTAAATCTTGGTAATTTATATTTTATAATCATATAAATATAATTATATAATGGAGATATTATGGAACTAAACACTTATATAGTGGAAGGTGGCGTAGGTAAATGTTCAGCATTTACAGCCTTGATTGATAAACTTGCCAAAAAGGCAGGTCAAGCAATTCAAGTCTATACACCTTATGTACAAAGCTTTGCAAACAATCCAAATGTTAAAATGGTATTTGAGCAAACCTTACCTTTAAACGATAAACGTATTATGGATTCGAATAACATATATTATTCGGAACCATATAAATCAAACTTTCAATTTGGTAATCAACATTTAATAGAAGCATATTCAAAACTACATGATGTGGAATTTGATGTAACTATGCGACCTAGTATGTTTACTAAAAATTTAAAACCAGCAGTTGATGATTGGAAAAGAAAACATAAAATAGTTGGTGATTATATACTTGTACAATTTACAGGTGGTCAAAGTGGTTGGAGTGGTGGTGCTGTAAATACACCTTATAATAATATCAATCCTGGTAGAATATATCCTCAGTGGTTAGCACAAACAGTAATCAATACAATTAAACAAAAATATCCTCAATGTACTATTATTGATTGTACATTACCAAATGAACCAGGTTATGCAGGTACAATTAAATGTGATTTGCATTGGTCAGGTCTACACGAATTATTAAAAGACGCTAAAACATATATTGCAATTGATTCTTGTTTACAACACTTTGCAGCTTCTGTTAAGAAAAGAGGTATTGTAATATGGGGCAGTACAAAGTGGACACAATTTGGTTATACTCATAATACTAATTTACATTATCACATGGGTGCTAAATGGAATGATAATAAATTTGACGCTAATGATCCTAGAAATATAATGGTAGAACCTGAAAAAGTTTTTAATTGCTTTGAGTCATTATATAATAACTATAAAGAAAAAGAAGTTAAATGTGCTAAAGAATAATGTGGAAAGAAGAAATTGATGGCATATTTTGGACTAATTATAGTTTTTTAGATGATGAATATATTGATAAAGTTTTAAACTATAGCCAAAAACATAGTCTAATTGAAATAGAACAAAAAGATACTCATTATGAGGCCTACGCAGACTCATTAAGATATAAACCTGAATTTACTACACCCATAATATCTAAACTAAATGAACAATATAAGATATTATTTAATAAGC